AGACAACGGCATCATAATTGAGACAAAAGGTATACTTGATAATGATGATAAGCGTAAGCATTTAGCTATACAGAAACAACATCCAGAATTAGATATTAGGTTTGTATTTAGTAATGCCAATGCCAAGTTGTACAAGGGTGCTAAGAGCAGATACTGTGATTGGTGCGATAAGAATAATTTTCTTTGGTCACATCGAATAATACCCCAAGAATGGTTGACAGAAAAGGGTATAAGATCTAAAAAAGATAAGATAGTACTTAAAACAAAAAGGAAAGATTAATGAGATACGAGTTGGAAGATGATGAAGTGGCTCTGGTTATCAAACCTTTGTATGAAGCCAATGGTGAATGGGAAGGTGACGTAGCTACAGGCGTTGCTATGAATGAAACCATTAGCCTAGATATCAATATACAACGTGGTTTGGTTAACATCATAACTTTAATGACATCCTTTCTCTCATACTCAGATGATAAAGAAGAACTTGTAGATGAAGTACTTAAGTGGCGTGATAAACTATTTGAAGACTTAGATGAATCACCCTTCGCAGAATATGAAACAGATAAAGACAGTAACATAATAACATTGACTAAGTTTACTAAGACAAAAGGGAGCGCATAATGGCTAAATGGAACTTGGAGAAGCAACAAGAAGATCAGGGTTTTGATCCAGTAGAACGCCCAGCGCACTACAACCAAGGCGGTATTGAATGTATAGACTATATCAAACAGGTAGTAGGCTTAGATGGTTTCATTGCGTATTGTCATGGTAACATGATTAAGTATCAACATAGATATAGATACAAGGGTAATGGTGTAGAAGATATGAAGAAAGCAGAGTGGTATCTAACAAAGATGAATAAAGCTCTTGCGGAGAAACATAAATGAGTGACAAGAACTTTGATATAACTATGCAGGTTGTAGTCAGTAAAAATAATAACATCCTATCGTCTCATGAGGAGTCACATTCGGATGATGTAAAAGATTTAGTGTTAGATACGTTCTATGACGTAGATGATATTGAAGTAAACAATGTAGTAGTAAAAGAGAGAGAGATAAATGAATAGCTTTAGAGAGTATCAGATCAAGGCGGTTAGCTTTGCTATATATCCTGCAACACATAAGGTTCTATACCCAACGTTGGGCTTGTGTGGAGAGACAGGTGAGATAGCCGAGAAGGTTAAGAAACAAGTGCGTGATAACAATTTCAATAGACATGAAGTAGCCAAAGAACTAGGAGATGTACTCTGGTATTTGGCTAACCTGGCTAACGATATAGGGTATAACCTAGACGAGATAGCTAACATTAATATTGAGAAGCTTACATCACGTAAGGAACGAAACAAGATACAGGGATCAGGAGACAACAGATGAACAACCACTTACCAACAGACTATCAATCATTCATACACAAATCACGTTATGCTAAGTATTACGAGGGTGATGGACGTGAATCGTGGGAGAATACCATTGAGAGATACTCTGCTAATGTAATACGAGACTTGGTTGATCAGAACACTAAGTATGAATTAGAACAAGCAATCTTAGGCTTAGAAGTTATGCCTAGTATGCGCTCTTTAATGACTGCAGGTAAGGCAGCAGACAGAGATAATACCTGTATGTATAATTGTAGTTACCTAGCTGTAGATGATGTTAAAGCCTTTGATGAAGCTATGTTTATCCTATTGTGTGGTACTGGTGTAGGCTTCTCTGTTGAGCGTCAATCCATATCTAAGCTACCTGAAGTGCCATTTCTCTGGAGCAGTGAAACAAACATTGTTGTAAAGGATAGCAAAGAAGGTTGGGCTAAAGCGCTACGACAAATGATTGCATTACTATACAGTGGTGAGATCCCTACGTGGGACGTTTCTAAGGTTAGACCTTCAGGTGCGCCACTTAAAACGTTTGGTGGTAGAGCGTCTGGACCTGCTCCGTTGGTAGATCTGTTTAACTTTGTAATTAAGACATTCAAGGATGCACAAAACCGTAAGTTATCCTCACTAGAATGCCATGACATCATGTGTAAGATAGGCGAAGTAGTTGTGGTAGGCGGTGTGAGACGCTCAGCGATGATCTCATTATCAAATCTATCAGACGACAGAATGCGTCACGCTAAGTCAGGCTCATGGTGGGAGAATGATCCACAACGTGCATTAGCTAACAATTCTGTGTCATACACTGAGAAGCCTGACAGTCTATCGTTTATGCGTGAATGGATGGCATTAGTTGAGTCAGGCTCAGGAGAGCGTGGTATCTTTAATCGTCAGGCATCTAAAGTACAGGCAGCAAAGAACGGAAGACGTAATGCTGACTACGATTTTGGTACAAATCCATGCAGTGAGATAATTTTAAGACCGTCACAATTTTGTAATTTAACAGAGGTAGTTGTACGTGCAACAGACACACTGGACACCCTATCTGAAAAGGTAAGGCTTGCAACTATACTTGGTACGATACAGTCTAGCTTCACTAAGTTTCCCTACTTACGTAAGATCTGGACTAAGAATACCGAAGAAGAAAGACTACTTGGTGTGTCATTAACAGGCATCATGGACAACCCATTGATGACCCTCAAAAACAAAGGATTGGAGAAGACTCTTGACCACCTTAAACAAATCGCCGTTACTACTAACGCTACTTGGGCTGAACGCCTTGATATCCCTGTCAGTGCTGCTATCTGCTGTGTTAAACCAAGCGGCACTGTCAGTCAATTGGTTGACTCTAGCAGTGGCATTCACGCTCGTCACTCAGCCTATTATATTAGGACTGTTCGTGGAGACAACAAAGACCCGTTAACACAATTCATGATGGATCAGGGTATCCCTAATGAGCCAGACGTAATGAAGCCAGAACAAACTACAGTGTTTAGCTTTCCTATGAAAGCTCCAGAGGGCGCAACAGTTACTGCTGATATGTCTGCCATAGAACAACTAGAGATGTGGTTAGCCTATCAGAGATCTTGGTGTGAACATAAGCCTAGTGTTACGATTAACGTAAAGAATGATGAATGGTTTGAAGTAGGAGCATTCGTATATAAACACTTTGATGAAATGTCTGGTGTATCATTCTTACCGTTTAACGAACATACGTATCAACAAGCACCTTATCAAGAGTGTGATGAATCAACATACCATAAGATGTTAGGGTCTATGCCAACTAATATTGATTGGTCACTACTGTCTGAGTATGAGAATGAAGATAATACATCAGGTAGCCAGACGCTCGCTTGCTCTGGAGACGCTTGTGAAATTGTAGACTTAACATAAATAGAACTACCTCACCTGTACTGTAAAAGGTATATGGTGAGGTAACAACTTTAAAGGGATAAACATGTATACTATCATAACTAGAGATAACTGTAGCTTCTGTGACATGGCTAAGACGATGCTTAGAGATTCTAATGTAGCCTACACAGAGTATAACGTACAATCGGGTAGCTCTCAGTGGGTACTAACACTTATAAAACAAGCAAAGCATACAACTGTACCACAGATCTTTGCTTCTGATGGTAGTCACATTGGCGGTTATGCAGAGCTAAAGAAGTTTATTGGTACTTTTGCTGAGGGTACGTTCTAATGCAGTTAGACTTTTTTAAAGATGAAGAAGAAAAGTCAGAATTAGATATAGAATATAAAGAATGTAAACAATGTAATGCATCCCTACCCAATACCACTGATTATTTTTATGTATGTAATACAGCTAAGAATGGTACAATTTATTTAGAAGTACAGTGTAAGACTTGCCGTAAACATAATTTTAAAGTTACTAAACTTCTAAAGACAAAGAATTTTAAAAAAGACAAACCTACGTGCGATATTTGTGGAGTAAAGGAGTCAAAAGTAAAAGGTGTATTACATTTAGATCACTGCCATAAAACAGACAAATTCAGGGGTTGGCTTTGTAGTAGTTGTAATCATGGCTTAGGGTGTTTTAAAGAAGACGAAACTATTTTTATTAAAGCAATGCAGTATATGAGAAAGTCAAATAAATGAACAACAATCTTGAGCCACTACAGAAGCCCACACGCTCTAGGCGAAAGACAACATACAAGGGTGCAGCAGTAAAAGTTACATCAGGTATACTTCCAAGGACAGATAAACAAAAAGAGTTAATAGATGCCATAAAAAGAAACCAACAAGTCCTAATACTAGGTCCTGCTGGTACTGGTAAAACTTATGTAACAGCTACTTGTGCTGCAGATTTGTACATCACTAAAGATATAGATAAGATTGTTATAACACGTCCTCACGTAGCTGTAGGTAAAGATATAGGGTTTCTTCCAGGAACACTCGAAGAGAAGGCTCAGCCGTGGGCGTTGCCCGTCCTAGACGTGCTTATAAAGCATTTAGGTAAGGGTGCTGTAGATACTGCTCTAAAGAGTGGAAATATAGAGGTTGCTACACTGGCGTTGATGCGTGGACGTAGTTTTGACAATGCGTTTATTATTGTAGATGAAGCACAGAATATTGAGATACCAGAGATCAAGATGTTATTGACTAGGGTAGGCGAAGGTAGTACTATTGTACTTAACGGCGACATTCAACAGTCAGATCTAAGAGGAACGTCTGGTCTATCAAAGATCATACATTTAGCTAAGAAGCATCTGTTGAATGTTCCTGTTGTGGAGTTTGGTATTGAAGACATTGTGCGTAGTGGTATCTGTGCAGAGTGGGTTAAAGTGTTTATGAAAGAAGGCTTATGAAGTTAGAAAAAGAAGCAAGAGATTACGTTGACTCTAAGCAGGAACACTTTGAAGAGATATTACTTTACGAGATACACAAGCTAAAGATCCACATAAGCAAAAGCCTCTGGGACAGTCCTGAACTAGTTAAAGCTAAAGATTGTCTCACAGAGGCTTCGCTGTGGGCTAAGGAATGTGCTAAGAAGCACGGTATAAAGTAATTAGTCGAATACTTCTTTGTAGTACTCTATATAATCTAGGTATTTATGTAATTCATAATAGTTCATCTTCTTAGGGTTAGATGTCATACCTTCTTTCTTCATAAACTTACCTGCGGCTGTTTTAACATCCTTATTTCCAGGTGCAGTTGCTGCTCTTCTCTGTAGTACTGCTAGTGCTGTATTTTCATCTGCTGAAGAGTCTAAATACTCAGATACGGTATTCCTAATACCTTTAAGTCTAGATCTAATCATATTACGCTTGCCATTTAAATCCGCTTTAGTAAATGTAGAATCTGCTAACATTAGAGATGCCTCACGTTCTAACAAAGGAGCTAATACTTTATTGAACGCTGCATCATAGGCAGGTATTTCTGATCTCTGAGAAACTGTCCAAGGTTGCATCTCTGCTACAGAGTATAGTTCTTCTGCAGAAGTACGCTTCTGTTTTATAGTTAAGCCTAATACTTTAGCAAATGGGTTAGGATTATATACCTTACCCTCACGTATACCTACAGCTAAATCTTCTCCTGTTAAACCTTCTATACGTCCATTAACTTCATCACCATCAACAGCATCTTGGAAAGATTCTATGATGTTATCTACGTATTTAGTCGAGGTTTGTACAAACATACCTACACCTGAAGCTTGTTTAACATCCTTAGCTGTATCTGTGCCTGAGATATAACCTGCCATCTGATTCACAGCATCTAAGGGGCGAGTAAAACCAGAAGCAAAGTTACCCATAGTTTTACTGAATCCAGAACCCATACCATTTAGTATATATTCAGCACCTTCTATGTTTGTTACCCAATTAGTAAATGCATTTAGGTCATTACCAAACTCAGCATCCTTAGCTGTTTGGCCTATAGCTAACTGTCTACCTAGTTCTTGAGATAACTCTGGTGGTATAGTTTCATTATTCTTTCGTAGATTTAGTATACGACCTGCAACTAAGAACATAGAGAACGGAAAAGTGTTTTTCATATCTGCTATTTGCCCACCGCCGATATCTACTTCATAGACACCTAGACCATCTGCTCTTCTTTGATCATCGTATTGCATAGCAAGACCTGCACCACCAAGAGCTACTATACTACGGCTTGCGGCTTCTGCTGATGTAGTTATTGTACCATCATTCTTAACTATAGACTTCATTAAACCTATATACCCACCTACAGATAAGTCATAGGAAGTAGCTACAACGTTATTCATAAATCTACCAAAGGGTATAACAGTACCTATGATAGGTATGTTAGATACTTTCTCAACACCTTTAGCTACTTCAGATAAAAGATATTTATCCTTAGTATAATCTTTAGCAAACACAGATCTCAGTGTACCGTCTAGGGCTGCACCCTGAACATCATCATCAATAAGTGCAGTATCACCACTCTTTATTACATCCCATAGAGATTTATCATGCTTAAGTCTTAGATACTTATCTAGTTCACCCATAAACATTTGAGACTTAGTAAAGCTATCCTGTATACGAACACCTGTTATCTTAGCTGCACCTTCTGCTACAGTTTCTGCTACCATACCAAAACCTGATTCAGTATCTATATTGTAACGTTTTCCAGTGCGTTCAACACCACCTGTATATGTCTCAAATAATACCTTACTTATATCATCATTATTCTCTAGAAACTCCATGTAAGCGTCATGTGTAGTATAAGGGTCTAAAAGGTTTCGCATCTTTTGCTGCTGTACCTTCATGTAAATCTGTCCTCTACGGCGTAACTCCTTACCACGCTGACCAGGTACAACTGTTCCAGCGATCATATGCGCTCCACCATTGAGTGTGTCAGCTAGTGTAGACATAGTAAAGTACTGAGTAAAGCCAGCAACGTTGATTGCAGTAGTAGCAGGAGATGAAACAAGCATACGTCTCCATAAGTTTTGACCATAAGAAAAGGGTCTACTCTTTTTAACTTTATCAGCCTCTTTAGCAAGAATACTTTGTGTTTCATCTGTAAGTACATCTTCACCGTGTAGTAGTGTAGCATTTAATACTTTAGAAGCCTGACTCATAACGTTTAGTACTTGACCACCACGACTAGCTTCGTAAGCAACTAAGTCACCTAAGTTCTGTCTTGAACCTGTAGCATCACCTAGTGTTACGCCTGTCATTTTAAGCATATCATTTATTTCAGCTAACTCTTTACTGGGCAACATAGGTACAACATTAGATAATAGATCTGATACTGTTCTATTCTTGGGTATCTTTATTCCTTGCTTAGATAACTGATGCACTAGACCTGAGTTTAAACCCTTACCGTCTGCACCTAATATAATATCATGAAAGACACTTGTATCTGTAGCCTGTGAACCAAACTTAGTTCGACCATCTTCTACTTTATCTCTCCAAGACTTAACATTCTTTTTTATATCTTCTGCAATCTTCTTTGCTTCTGCCTTCTTTATATTAGGCATCTCTTTAGGCATTCTATCAGCACGTAGCCTGTCTATTTCGCCAGTAATACCTAACTGGTCTAGCCCTGACTTACCCTTACCTTTACCTGCTATTATTTGCGCTCCTGCGCCTACTGAACCTAATAAAGAACTAAACGCAGTCTGAGTTATATTATATTTATCCTGTTGTCCTACATCAATCATTAAAGACTGTATCTGTGCATCCTGTAGTGCAGCAAAAGAAGCGTCTAATCCACCTGTAGCATAAACAGACTTCTTAGTCGCTGCATCTTTTAGTTCCTTCTTTGCCGCTTGTTCTGCTTCCAAGAAAGCTCTACGTCTATATAAACCACGCTCACGTTTAGCTGCTGCAGTCATATGTCTCTGCGCTGTTTGTTTACTAAACCCAGACTTAACAGAGATATCAAAAGCTTTTTGTCCTGCTTCTTTACCTATCTTATCTGCGGCTTTCTTTGACAAGCCTTTCTCAAGAGCTTCTTTAGTAGCTTTAGCAACAGCTAACTTAATTGCTTGTTTAGATGCGGCTGTAACGCCTAGTGCTGTAGCTTTAGCTGTACCACCTGTAATAAGACCTAAATAGTTTGTAGGATCTGATGCAGCTGAGAATATGTAGTCTTTAACCCCATCAACAGCACCCATAAGCCCATCATTAACAAATACATTACCTGTATTGTCATACAACTCATATGCATTCTTTGCTATCTGCTTAGTTCTATCGTTTGCTTTATATACAAAACGTGCTTCACCTGCAGTATTAACTGTATTAGTATTGAAAGCCCTCATGTGATCCATAAAGTCTTCTACAACTATATTGTTATCTTTATCGCCACCAAACCTATACTGATCACCAAAACGTTCTAACATGTAGGTACGTATGTCGTCTGCAAATCTACCCTGTTTTAGATCTGACTTCTTTAGACTTGTTTCATCATCAAAGCCATAGTCTCTCTCAACAGATTCTTCTGGTATTTCTGGATTATAAAAAGTATTACCTTTTACGTCAGTTGTAGTCTTATCAAAATTCTTATTATATATTTCTAAAGCTAAATTTGGTTCTTCTTCTTTATCCTCAACAGCTTCTTTATCAAAATTCTTATTATATATTTCTAAAGCTAAATTTGGTTCAGCCATTATTTTCTCCTAACTTGTCTAGGGACAAATGCTTCATCGGATAATTCTTCATTAGTAGATGTATTACCCTTCTTAAATAGACTTTTACCTCCTGCATTTTTCATTTGCTCTATAGACAAAGGCAGACCTAGTGCTTCTAATTCTTCCCTTAACTCTTTCTTTTTAGATTCTTTTATAACTCTACTTTTTGAGTTTATTATTTTAATTTTCTTCTCCCAATCACCAAACGTAATTGTAGACATTGCTTCTTGCATAGGAGTTTTTTCATCTGAATCACTTACTCCTGAAAATTTAATTATAGAATCTTTTACCTTATTTGGTATTTCAGATGAATTTAAAAAGCTTTTAGTCTGTTGTACGGAGTATATTATATCATCCTTCAAGTCAAATAAATGAACATCTCCATTAGCAGCTTTAAACATATGTAAATTTTTTGACCCCTCTATAGGTACTAGTGTGAAGTCTGAATTTGTTATTATAACATTCCCTGCAGAATCTTTTGATTCTAAACTACTATCTGATAATCTTAAGCCATTCTCTCCTAGTTCAACCTTTTCTATTTTGTTGTTGTTGTTAACTTCTTGAATAGTATCTGGAACACCTGATTCAACAACGCCACTACGGAAGCTATTATGGTATCCTGGCAATCCAACATAACCGTCAATAGAAGTACCCATAAGATCCATATAAGTGTCTTCATAATATCCAGCAACTTGAGTGTCTAGGAAGGGTTTAACCTCTCTATCAAGAATATCTTTACGTTGTACTAAGTTTGCTTCTAATAGTAGTTTATTATCTGTTATGGTCTTTCTAACCTTGGCTTCATTAGTAGGAGCTTCTGTGGCATTAAGAAGGGATTCAGCACGTTCAATGTCATCTCTAAGTTTTTTAGCTTGAGCTAAATTTGTATTTAAAGCATTATTTTCATTTATTACAGTATTTATTTCGATACGAGCTGCACCTACATCACCTACACCAAAGAACTTAGGCTGATTATATGTTAAGAAAGACTCACCACCCACTTGATTGTATGCAGCAGAATTAGCATAATCATCTAAGTCAAACAAACTCTTGCCATCATATACGGCTGTTTTATCTAACTCTTTACGCATACTAGCCATTGCACCTTCACCTGATAACTTCTGCCACCAGCTAAGATCCTGAGCGCCTTCATAATCACCAAGCTTATAGTCTACTGCACCACCATACGTCTGATCTATTAAAGCATCAACAGATACGTTTGTAAGTTTAGCATCCAAAGTAATACCTGCAATAGCATCTACATTAGCCTTAGTAAATTCTAAACCTTTATTAGCTACTACCTTTGATAAAGCAGTCTCTAAGTCAGATAACCCTGTAGGTCCTTCTGCTATTGCTGCCTTAATCATATCAGATGTAGCACCATAAGACTCTAAACGGCTTACAGTAGTTCTAGCTGCACCCTTAAGTTCATCCTTCTTTTTAGCTAAAGCAATTAACTGAGGTCTAGACTTCTCTAGTCTATCACGCTCAGTAGTAGCTCTATCTTTGTATTCTGTTCTCTGCTTTGTTTTACCCTCAAGGTAACTCTGAAAGAATGCTTGACCATCAAAACCCATTACACCATACCTCTTGCCATAAGACCTGCAGGTTGTTCAACCATAGGCTCTTCTATTGTTTCTTCTTCTTCTACCATAGGCTCTTCAGCCATAGGTTCATCATCCATGTTAGCATCCTGCATCTGTCGTAACATTTCAGTACCTTCATCATCGCCATTCTTTAAGCTCTTTTGTATAGCATCTACATAGATAGCATCTAAACGCTTCTTCTGCTTTTCAGTACGTATTTTGTTTTCGTCTATGTCAGTCTCTTTTACTTCAATACCCTGCTCTGACATTATAGCTTTAATGTAAGCTCCTATCATAGGACCTGCTAACATCTGTGCATCTACAGTGTGCAAACCATTCATAGTACCCATAATCATCATAGTCTCTGTTATTTCTTGTAAGCTTCCACCTAGTTCGAATATAAGAGCTAAGTCATCTATAACTTCATCTCTATTTAGTTTCTCGATATAGTGTGTTACAACTTCTTCTACAGTACTCATCTCTGAGGGGTTTTCCCACGGAGCATTCTTAGGTTCATCTGTTAAAGATTGCCCAGGAATAGGGGCTTGAAATAGATCTGCCATTTTATTAACCTTACTTTGTAAATCCTGCACCGAAGTATAAGCCTACGATGGCTGAAACGATATGTGTGTCTAGAGGAGTGATAACGAAGCCACGAGCTGCTTTCCAATGTATTGCATCTGGTGCGCCTAAGAGCCAGTTAAGGAGGCCACCCTGTACTTCTGTATAACCAACGATTACGCTTACGTCAGGATACCATACTGCTACTAACTTTGGCAATACAATAATAGAGCCTACTGCAGATAAAGCTATAATCCTACGTGTCCAAGCAAAGTGTTTATCTTTACTGCCATGCTCTCTTGCATCACTGACTGCGCCTACAAGGGCTTTCTGTTGTTCTGCTTTAGCTTTATTGCTTTGACCCCAGATGGACATAACTCCACCTAGGACAGTAGAGAAAAGCATTGTGATTAATTCTAGTGGTAATCCAAACATTAATTAGCCTCTAATCTCTGCTATGATTTTATCAAGAGTAGTATCATCAAGTTTATTAAATCCCTGCCATTCATCTTTTAAACCCTTACGTGCTTGTTGATCATTTTTACCTATAACACGTCTCTCTGCTAAATGTGCTGCTATTTTATCCTGTGTAACCGAGTTAAAGATAGTATCATCATCTATATTAAGCTTAGCTAATATTCCTCTATCTCTTAAATCCCTTAAAGTAGTTCCAATCATTTGAAACTTACCTATAGCTGTTGAGTCTTTTTTCAAGTTATTTATGTTATGCGTATGAAATTCACCGTTCTTTTTAGTAAAATCAAAAACTTCATCCATAGTCATAGAGGTTACATCTGTACCCTGAAATGGTCCAGACTTTTCTCCATCCCCAAATATAGTACTATAAGATTCAGCTTCTAATTTTTTAAGGTTTTTTCTAAATACAGATGAATCATTCATATAGTTAGGTATGGTAACACTATCAGGTCTAGGCTTAGGTTTAGTCATAATACCTGTAGGTTCTTCGTCTAATTCAATAGCACTCTCTACTTGGTTTTTTATATCTACCAACTCTTCTGGTGTATGTCCTACAGAACTAACTTCATCTTTTGTAGGCATAAGCTTATCTACATGTGAATTAACTTCATCTCTATCAATGGGTACATAATTAGTAGCAAATAACTTAGCAAACTCTTCGTAATCACTGTAAGCATTCTTTATCTTTGTAGCAAAGTCTTTACGAAACCTACTATAATCAGACTCTTCAGGAGCAACTGCATTTGTCTTTTTACCCATAATAGCAGAAGTTACACCCTCACTATCCGTCTCTGTATCACGGTCTACATAGGTGTCTAAATCTAAGGAGTATCTATATTTGTTATTCATGTCTATTGTACCTATATAATTAGAAAGAACTAAAGAAGCCACCAACAGCGCCCCAAAAAGCCGCATCTTTTTCTGACTTGGCTTCAGCTGCTGCTTGGTTTGCAGCCGCATCAGAACCATATTTAGAAGCGTCTGCAGCAATGTTAGCAACCATAATAGAAGTAGCACGATCTGCGTTATTATTAGCCGTAGTATTTGCAAAGCTCATTAAGTCCCTATATGTTTGTATTGTAGCATTGTAACCTAATTGTGTAAACTGATTAGCGGCAACAGCGTCTGCTCTGTTAGCTTCATTGATAGCGGCATTCTCTGCAGTAGTAGTTTCCTGCGCCCACTTAGCATTAGCCTGTGCTATAACTAATCTGTTTGTAGCGTTGAACTGATCTCTCATATTAAGTTGTGCAGAGTTAAACTGACTAAGAGCGTTAGCTTCTCCTGCATTAAACTTGTTCATGCTAGACTCTTGATCAGAGTTAAACTGTTGTACACGGCTACTTAGATCTGCAAAGAACTGGTTAGTCTGGTTTTCGCTAGAAGCGTTAAACTGTTTAGCGGCATTCTCTGCTGCTGTATCAGACATCATGGCATTAATATTAGCTTGCACTTTAAACATGCTAGTCTGTTGTTCATTACTTAAATTAGCCATATCCATCTGCATAAAGTTCTGTGCATTTTGTATCGCCGCTTGTTGACGGTTATTTAAGTTAGCCATGTCTGCTTGAGACATTGCAGCGGCATCAGCCATAACCTTAGCGTTAGTAGCATTTAAGTTTGTTAAGTCTACTGTTTGTGCCATACGTGCATTTTCTAATGCTATAGACTGTTCAGCACTAAAGTTCATATTAGCTATATCAGATATCTTAGCTGCGTTAGCAACACGAGATTGAAACTCTTGATTAAACTCTAACCCTAAAAACTCTGCACGTTTCTCTGCGGCAAACATAGCTGTCTGTTGACGATTAGATAAGTTCTGTGCTTCAAACTTAGCAAATGTCTGTGAATCCATTTGTGCTATAGGTAGAGCCGCTTCCATAGCAGTCTGTATCATTGCTTGTCCTGCCATAGAAGAGGAAGACAAACCACGAGCCGCCATAGCCGCTGCTGCATTACGCATAGCACCTGCCGCCCAAGCAGGAGGAGACTTACCTTCAAAGTCAGCCATCAAGCCTGTAAGTTGTCCCTGTACTGTAGCATCTGTAGAAGGCGCACCAGTTACAGCTTCAAAGTTAACCTCTGTTCTAACACGATCCATATCGACAGTAGAACCGTCAATCATTTCACCCTCTTGTACAGTACGAGGATCAGGTGCATCTACTGTTTGAGCTTCATCTATTTGTTCTACATCAAGACCTAATGCAGCTAGTTTCTCTGGGTCTTGACTAGCCGCTTCTACTTTAGCACCCTCAGATACTTTTCCTACTGCCGCATCTAAAGACTCTGTTGCTTCAGTTACTGCAGGTGTAGCTTTTGTTGGGTCTACTGTAGCCGCTTCTGTTTTAGTTGGTGCGGTTACAGGTGTACCTGCCTCGGCTGTTGTAGCTGTAGCATCTGTAGTAACACCCTGCTCACCTGTACCTGCCGCTATAGTACCAGAAGCCTTGTCTGCATCAGACATAGTTTCAACTTCTGTTTTGGTTGTCATTGATGTAGGGTCTTGAATTGATTTTTCTACTAATCCTGCTATATTATCAGGTGTACTATTTACTACTGCCTCTGTCTTACCTTCTTCATCAGGTTTAACTGTACCACCTATAGCATAACCTTTTACATAACCGCCTTCAGCCATTCCAGGCATAGCCTTAGCACCTAACTGTCTCATAGCTACTTCTGCCATTTTACCTACACGCTTAGCTGCGCCAGGTTGAGACATTATATAAGCTTGCTGTTCATCAGCTTGCATACCTGCCATCTCTGGTACTATCTTACCCATTTGTTCAGGTGTAAATCCACCAAATACTTTAGCCATTTTTAATAGTCCTTATTAATTACCCAGCTTCATCCAAATTGCAGCAGCAACAAAGCTGAATATAGCAACGGTTGTTATTTTAACGAATGTGTTCCATATACTTAAACGTGTTTGTCGCCACGTTGTTAATAGGTTACGTACTTCACGCATATCTTCTGCGGCTGACTCATCATGTAAGCCTAACTCACGTAGTACCAACTTAGCACCACGCTTAGCTGATCTGTCTAGTATAATCTCTAGCTCTTCTGGGGTCAACGTTATATTAGACATAGCTTCCTCAGTAGGTTTAAGTTTTAATGCAAGGGAGTAGGGCTACGTTGCGTGAGCGAGTCTCTGATGCATAACGGACAGTGCCATAGCCAGATAGATTTACAGGCTGAAGAACTCTGTCACTCGATCTGCCAACACCTGTTGCAAAAGTACCATTACCGCCACCTGGTCCATTACTTTGAGTAGTCAGCATATGTCCGTGGCCTTGTAGTGCATCATCCTGTGAAGAACCAAATGCACGTCCACTATCTATGCCTCTACTATTATCCCAACCACGGATGAACTCACCACGTAAGTCAGGAACATTAAAAGTTGATGACCCATTACCTGATCCATGTGTAGTTCCTATAGCTGCAAATAAATCTGAGTAGGTACTACGACTGACTGCCGCCCCATTACATTCTAAGTACCCAGTAGGTGCGCTAGTATTTGCAAAGTAAGACACAAGACCAGAAGGTGCGCCACTATTTGCTAATGCCGATGTAAGAGCATTAATCTGTGCTTGTATGCCACTAGTAACGCCATCCACATAATTAATCTCTGCAGTCGTTGCTGTAACACCATCCATTTTATTAAGTTCAGTTGCAGTAGCAGTGACATCACTAATATTAGACAATGTATGATTATGACTATTGTTAGCTACTGTAGCACTAATACTTATATTGCCTGTACCATTAAAAGATGCAGAACCTGTCACATCTCCTGATAGAGCTATATTACGAGCAGTAGCTAATGCTGTAGCTGTAGAAGCATTACCTGTAACTGCACCCGTAAGATTACCAGTAACATTACCCGTTAAGTTACCCTCAAATGTACCTGCTACGAATGTTTCACTGCCTACACCCCACTTGTCTGTTGATTCTGTCCAGACTAATGATTTATTAGTAGATGTACCACGTTCAATAGTAATACCTGCATCTTGGCTCGGTGTACCTGTCTCATCAGAGTTAAGTGTGATAATGTTATCACCAATGTTTACAGTGTTAGAGTTTACTGTAGTAGTCGTACCATTTACAGTTAAATTACCACCTACAATAACATCATCAAATGTTACGTCTTGGTTGGTAGCTAAAGAGATAACACCAGTAGAGCTATTATAGCTAATGTTACCTGTAGCAGATATTGCACTCCTAGCTCTAGCAGTAGTGTGATACAGATTAGATGAGCCTTCAGCTACAGTATCTGTGTTACCCTGAGTAAAGCTAATAACACCAGTAGTACTGTTATAGCTTAAACTTCCTGTAGCTGAGATAGCTGCTCTAGCTCTAGCAGTTGTATGATATAGGTTAGAACCCTCTGCAATGTCGCCTGTGTCGTGGTTAGCTACACTTGATACTGTACCTGTTACGTTTCCTGTTAGAGCGCCTGTAAAGCCTCCTGTAGCTGACACAGTACCACCTACAACAATGTTACCAGAGTTAAGAGTGACGTTAGCAGAAGCTATGGTTGTGTTGCCTGTTATAGCAAGAGTACCACCTACTGTAGTATTACCTGTAACTGCTAGTGTACCTAGCGCTGAAGTAGCTGAACCATTTAAGCGTAAAGCCTCTACATTACCTGAGAAGATAGACAACTGGTTAGAGTTGTTAGTTAGTTTACCAAAGCTAACACCGCCATCCTTAAGCAGTACATCTCCACCGTCAGCATCTAGTGTAATATCACCTACTACATCTAAAGTTAAATCCCCATTAGATACAGTGTAAGCGTTGTCTACAATAGTAGTATAACCATTTACACCTATGTTAGCTGTATCTGTATACAAAATACCATCAAAGAAGCCGTCCTTGAATTGAGCTGCACTAGAGCCTAAGTCAATAATGTTATTAGCTTTAGGTAAGACTGTAGATGTACCTACAATGATGTCCTGCCCTGGACCTACTTTGGTTACAGGTGCGCCTTGTCCTGCTGATCCATCATGAGCGTGACCAGAGGATGCGTTAAATGCGCTTTCAACAGCGTTAAACTCTCCGTCTAAGTCGTCTGCGTCAATAACGCTACCGTTAGCGATGTTGTTAGCCGTATCTTGGCGTGTATAACCTGCCATAAGAGTTATCCTTTATTGTCTATCATTCTGTGTAAACTCAAGAAGTGCTGTATCTAGAGTAAATGCTGGGTTAGTTGTGTTATCTTCTATACGTATTGATATAGTCTTACCTGATCCAATGATTTGATTCTGATAAACTTTATCTAGTTCACCACCATATATAGCTGTACCAAATATAGAAGTAACTGCTCCATAAATAGCAGCAAAAACGCCTGTACTTGTAATAGTAGTTGCTGCAGGTTGTATGAGGTTTTGGTTGTTAGATCTAGTGAAGTCATACTTAAGTGCTAGATCAATATTAAATGCACCTT